TGATCAGCCTGCGACCTTCGCCCTTGCTCTTGGTCCAACCTATCTGTACCATGAGGTCAACCAGCTCATGGGCGGTGCACCATTCAATGACTTCTTCAACGGTCATCGCATGTTCTCCAGCATTTCTTTCATCTTGGCGAGGTTCCGGTCTACCTCCTTGAGGTCATCCAGATAGGGCAACAGCGGCGATTCTGGCATGTATGGTTCAAAGCTGCTCTGCGAGCCGTCAAACCATCGCATGCGATAGAGTGTACCTGCTACCTCGGTCTTGAGCACGCACATGCGCGGATCGTTACACACGCCCCAGTCTTCACCTGCCACCAGATTCTCTCGCAACCAGTCAACTCGTTCCATGGCTTCCCAATCATCTAGATTTCGCCAGTCCAGCACTACAATCTGCTCAGATTCAGGCATGTTGCCTCCTCAGCAGTTCCCTGCGCCAATCGACCGCCGCTTCATAGGCTTGTGTCTGTATGTGATCGAATTCAGGGGAGGTTGGTTCCCAGGTCTTAGTGATAGGGTCAAGCAAACCTGGCTGCAGCGTGTCTGGGTCAAGGCAGAGGTGCAGCTTGCCCTCGCACTTCAACCTATGCTGTTCAACGGCATCCATCATCGCTTGACCTTTTTGGCACGATCATACCAGTGCTTGCTGGCCGTGCGCAGCGCAAAATTGCTGTCACGCACATGCTCCAACAGTGCCTTGGCCAGCGCTGCTTGGTTCACTCGCCACTGTAGGTCATCTTGGTTGGCAATCTTGTCCAACAGTGTGATGGTCATGTCAATGTATGGACAGGTATCCTCGGGAATAACCAGTTTGCGTTCTGCGCTCATGCTGTTAACCTCTCTTTGATCACAGCCAGCATAACACAGGCTACAGCATTGTCAACCGAACAGCGGTGGTCCATCAGTGATCCTTGTGTTTGGTGTACTCTTCCAACCAGGCTATGTCCAGAACCACTGGTTCATTGATCCAACGCACACCTTCCGTGTGATCGTGGATGTCATCCCCGGTGTCCTCATGCAGCAATATGCTAATGCCGTGCGACTGGTTTGTCAGCATGCGCTCAACTGGCTCCTTGATCGGATCATCATACATTACCTGGTACATGGCCAGCGGATGCGGACCGATTGGAACATCATGTATGCGACCAAGACCGCAGCCCAGCATCTCCAATCCAATACGCATGGCAATAGCATGTGCTCGCTGCTCAGCGTCGTTCCAATATACGTGGGCGTGATACTTCATTTGGCCACCTCTGGATAAAGGCTTCGGCGTGCTAGCTTGATGAAATAGTCGCGCTGGTTAACGATCTTCTCCCAGCTGAGCTCATAACCATCATGAGCGATGATGCCCAGATTGTAGCGATGGCGAGCCAGTTCGTCCTCAGCCGCTGCCAGCCTGGCCTGGCAATCTTCCAGCTTGGCCTGCGTTTCTGTCGCTGTTACTAACCAATCAGTCATGTGTCATCTCCGTTGTCATCCCAAATGGCAAATTCACTGTACATGTCCAGGCTCTTTGCCATTAACGCAGCATGTTTATCTTCGTCAATCTCAGCGTGACAGAATATGGTCCATCTGTCTTGATCATCGTTCACACCGTGCATGCCATCAGTATGGCGCAATACATAAGTGTCAGTGCTATCAGGCATCTGGCAATTTATTTGTTTGCCATTGCTTCGCTGCATCCATAGACCGTTTTGGCGATCCCCCTTAACAATGATGCGATATCCGCAAGGTTCGCAGCTGTTGTTGTTCTTCCAGAGACTCGGCTCAGCGTCCGGGCGTGTGAAATCTATATGCCCTACCACAGGTTTGTTCTGTAAATTCAATTTTACATTGCGCAAGTTCTTGAATGGCAGCTGCTTAAACCAATCAATCAAGCTTGCGTGATCACGCTGTACCCACGGTGCCCACTCGCTGATGTCATAGGGATTTTCTTTTTTTACTGTCAGCCTACGGAAATTCCACGCATCCCAATCAGATATAGCAGTCACTGGATCTAAAAGATCAGAGATATCTGGCAACTTTGGTACAGCTATTGGTAACCACAAGAGTTTTGTATGATGCTGTTCCACGGTGTTACTCATCCCCAACCAGGTCTAATATCTGCTGCCAATTTGAAACTATGTGCTTCTTTTCTTCAAGGGTCAACGATTTTTTTGGCATGAGATGCGAATAGTGTTCTAAATCTTTTAATTTCATGGGGTCGATACCAATATCAGGTAGATCAAAATGTTTTAGAACAGCACCCCTTAGTTCAGCACAGTCTGAGACCAACGAATCGTAATCTATCACACCTAGGCAGGTTCCATAGTCTATCATCCTGGACCTGTAGTCAGTATAAAGTTTCATGTGTTCTTGGAATGATTCTACAAAGTGCAATGGTGCAGTGAACTGAGTGAGATTTTCCTTGAAATCATCTATGGTAGCCTGTTTGTGGGAAATCCAAAATCCGCTTTGTTCTGAGATAACCCAGCTGAGGCAACGCTCAAATGTGTTGCGTTTTATCTCTATCCATGAGAGATCATCCCCGCGCATCATGAGATCAATGTAGGGCTTGCAGTGTTTTTGGAAAACATGTTTGATCAACCTATGCTGATCATCGTAACTGCGATAGATCTGCATGCGTTCTTCTAGCGTGGTATCGAGATTTGAAGAATTAAACCCCGTAATGCGATAGCCGTCAGCTGAATTTTCAATCTTTAACCACGGATTCGATGGCTCAAACAGGTCGACAAAGCGTAGACCCGAGTGTCTTAGCAGCAGCACAAAATATGAGAAAGCAAAACTGGTACCAGATCGAGGTAATCCCAATATGTGTAGATCAGTCATAGCCTGCTACGCATATCATGGTTTGATCTCGCCTTTGCGCTTTATCATATATTCCTTTACCGTGGTCAATATCTGTAATTGATCGGCTTGTTCTTCGTTAAGCTCATCTATGGTTTGTAATCTAGCTATATCTATGTCTAGCCTGTTGCGTATCTCGTAGTCAAATGCGGTAGTGAGGTAGAAGCCTATGCTAGGATTGGTGCCCCTGTCTTCCATCTATGCGCCCCGTTGATTATCGGTCTACTTTAGGCAGCTTCTTCAGTGCCTGGACCTCACGCTTATATATTTCTCTTTGCTTCACAGGGTCAGCTAAAGTTGCTTGATGATCAGCGATTGTTGTGGATAGCTCGGCAATCTTGGCCTGCACTTCTGCTAGCGTGTCCTGTGCCCAACGATAGCTTGGCAGTCCAGCTATGCGATCGATCTGATCATCATCTAATGTTATCTTGGTCGTGTCCATGATCTGGCGTATCTTAGCTACGATTTCCGATTTGTCTTTGGCCTGTGGTAAGAATGCCGGCAGCTTAGAGCCGATGCAGGCCCTTATAGCCATGTTCCAATTCAGCTGATAGGTAAGATCGTCAACCATCTTCTCATAGCGCGTCTTGTACCAACCCAAGCGCCATTCCACGAACTCAGCTACTACCTGTTCAGCTGTTTCAAACTGGCGAACGCTGTTACCGTTCCAGTCAAGCACCACGATTCTCTCTGTGGCCTTGCTGCGCAGCTTGAAGTAGTCAATAGCAGTGTCCTCGGTCCAACCGTTGATCGTGCCGCGCTTGAAGCGGATCTCGATGCGGATCTCTTTGGTGCTGCGATCAATGTAGGTCTGGATCTTGTCTTCTTCTTCCATGGTGTTCAAGCGTGCCTTGAACTTTTCGAGGCTGAGATCCGGGGGCAGTTCTTCCACCCACACAGTGCTGCCGTCTATGCGACAACGCCCAGTGAACTCCCAGCTGTTGCCTGCTATGTTGCGCACCCCGCAGTTGAGATAATCATAGCGTGGCACCAGTTGCTTGATCTTCTTGCCGTCAAGCGCAGCGATGGTAGCGTCAATGATGTCATCCAGCGTGCGAGGTAGGATGTCAGTGCTCCAGCCAACTGCGATGCCACTGATGCCGTTGAGCAGCACCATGGGGACCAATGGTAGATAGTTCTTGGGTTCCAACACTGATCCATCGTAGTTTTCTTTCAGCGGAACGATGTCATAGTCTGTGAACACCAACGCATCAGTGTGGCTGTTGCGCTTGAGATAGGTATAGCGTGCCGCACCCCAATCAGTGGGACCAACCTTGGTACCAAACGCACCTATACCCTGCAGCAGAGGTACGTTGTTACAATAGGGAGCAGCCATGAGGCTCAGCGTTTCAGCAGCACTGGCGTCACCATGCAGGTAAACGTTCTGGCTGATCATCTCACCTGCTAGCGAGATGGTCTTGATCTTTTCTGCTTTGGGCTTGATCACGAACAACGCCTTGCGCTGAGCATCCTTCAATCCATCAGCAACGCTGGGTATGCCGCGTGTTTGGCACACGTAGATCGAGTAATCTCGGCTGGTTCCCTTGATGTATTCTGTGGTGTTATTGTATGTGCTCATGCGACCCTATCCTATTGTTGCTCTAGCTTAACACATGATCAGGTTCTTGTAAATAAGCTATATCAACAGGAGATCGAGAAATGGCCACTTACCGCTTGCCCACAGAAGAGCAGATACAAGCTAGATTCGCAGCACAAGGCATGCTTGCTGCTGCCAAACCTGCTCCAACGGTAACCAGCGTCACTCCCAGCAGCGGGAACATTGTTGGTGGTACCAGCGTGGTCATAGCAGGAACCAATCTCACCGGTGCCAGCAGCGTTAAATTTGGCACCACAGCAGCAACCAACGTGGTGGTCAACAGCGCAACACAGATACATGCTACTGCTCCGGCGCATGCTGCAGGCGCAGTAAGCGTAACGGTTACTACAGGCAACGGCACCAGTGCCACCAACAGCCTCTACACATATGTGACACCGCCAACACCAGCACCTACGCCAACTCCTTCGCCAAGCAGCGGCAACACAGTGGTGCGCATGGGTCCAACCATTGCCATACAGAACAAATGCACAGTTCTCACGGACTCTCAGATCACGCCTGTGGTCGCAGCACTGCAGATCCAGCTTGACAGAGATTGGCAAGCAGCCTGGGGCACCACTGCTACTCTAGTGTTTGTCAGTAGCAATCAGAGCATACCCTCGGGTGCATGGCCTATCTACATCTTGGATAACAGCGACGTCAGCGGCGCATTGGGCTACCACGACGAAGCCACTTCCGGTGTGCCCTACGGCAGGATATTTGCCAAGGATGACATTACCTACGGCTACAACTGGACGGTCACTCTCAGCCACGAACTGTTGGAGATGATGTTGGATCCATACGTGAATCTCACGGTATTCAATCAAACCAGCGACACGGCGGGCCTGCTCTATGCTTACGAAGCGTGCGATGCGGTGGAAGCAGACAACCTTGGCTATCAGATCAATGGCATCCAGGTCAGCGACTTCGTGTGGCCAGCATGGTTCGATACCACTATAACCAACCATTCAGGTCATCGTTACGATCAGATGAACCACATCACAGCACCGTTCCAGCTGTACAGCGGAGGTTACATAGGTGTGTTTCAGGTAACTCACGGCAGCGGATGGAGCAGCATCAATGCCGAAAACGTGATAGGCCCAGCTGATCCAGATGACTCACATGGTGCTGGATGCTGCACCAGCTGCATGCGCGATCGCAGAAGCAGGGATTGATCAACCAGAGACCAGATTATCCGGGCGCAGCTTCCAAAGTGTGAGCTCGCTTTCGGTGCGTATCTCTAGGTAAACGCTGACCTCATCGTAGGTCCTGAATGGCCAACTGATCAGCTTGATCCTGCAGCAAATGCGTTCAAAATCAGGATCGATATTTTCAGCTATCCAGATAAAGAGGTCAGGATTTCTGTCTCTGAACAGCTGAATCTTTTGTGTCTTGCCGTATCGCTGGGCTATGTCCAAATTGATCTGAAACTTGCCCAAGGACACATTATCAAGCATCTAGTGCGATCCAATCCTTGCGAGCATCTGCGCCCTTGGGATCAAATATCAGCTTGAGCGCATCGCTAAGGTTACCATCGTCGTTGATAGGTATCAGTTTGGGCTTGACCAAGCTGTGGCGCCAGTCAGCTTCTTCCAACGAACCAAGACCTTTTGCGCGTGTGGGCTTTGGTGCGCCTTTCCAGTCCTTGGCATCGTAAGTATGGTAATCGTCGGCGTACCAGTAGTGGCGATTTTTGCCCTTTTCCTGGATGATGAACGGCGTCTGCAGCGCATAGAAGAACGTAGGCAGCTTGGGATCAAACAGCTCTGGCCAGTGTAGGTAGAAGAAGTTGACCAACAGAGCGGTGATGTTAGCACCATCTGGATCTTGGTCAGCTGCTAACCATACCTGTCCATAGCGCAGATCTCCTCGTTCTGCTTGCTGTCCCAGCGCACAACCAATGCTGGTCATGAGATCCATGAGGATCTGGTTATCAAGCAGCGTCTTGGGAGCTTCGCCACGCACGTTGAGGATCTTGCCTCGCAGAGGTAGCGCGCCGTGTATCTCAGGATCGCGCACAGCACTGACCATGGTCTTGGCGCTGTCACCTTCCGTGATCAACAGCACGCATTTGGTACGATCCTTGCCGTTGGCATCAAGCAGCTTGGGCACCTTGGTGCGCATCATCTTGCGTGCCTGCTTGGCCAGCTCAGCATCATCCTTCTTCTGCGTGCGAGCAGCGCAACGGGCATAGATCTCATCAATCCATTCCTTGTTGCTCTTGATGATTGCTTTAAGCGTGTTCTCGTCTTCCAGCACAGCCTTGATGTAACCATCAACGTCGTCGTTGATCAGCCGTGTCTTGCTTTGGCTGTCAAAGTTAGGAGCATGCATCACAGTGACGTTGTAGATCAATAAACCGTCTGCGATGTCTGAACGATTTGGTGTCAAACCTCTGCGCTTGCTTTCACGCTCCAGTGCACGTATGAGACCGCCGTAGAACAGCCTCTTGAAAGTATCAATATGCTGACCACCGTTAAACGCAGGTATGTCGTTAACAGTAGTGTGTAGGTATTCACCCTCTTCGGCAAAGTTGGGAACCAGATAGAAGCTGCTTTTGAAGTTCTTGTCTTTGACGTCAATGGTGATCACCGTTTTACCGTCAAAGAAGGTGCGAGCTACGGTTGGCTTGACCACCACGCGCGAGCCATTGAAACTAAAGCGAATCTTTGGGTGATTCGCCGCAATTTCCATCATGCGTGCTTTAACAAAGGCCAAAGGCAGATTTGCCTTCTTGAACACTTCTTTGCTGAGCTTGAACTCGATGGTGGTACCAGTCTTGCTAGAATTCTTGGTTATCTTTGGTTCGCGTATGTCTAGTTCATCAAACGCAGCATTACCCTCGCGGAATGTCTGCTGGAAGCGCTGACCATCCCTGATGATATCGATGCTGAAATGTTCGCTGCAGCTAACCACCGTGCTGGCACCAATACCATTGGTACCGCGCACTTCCTCACGAGCGCCGAAGTTACGACCAGCACGAGCCTGTGTGAGTGCTAGCGTGGCCTTGTGCATGCCCTCGTTTTCGTCCCAGTCGATGGGGATGCCACGACCATCATCGCTAACGGTAAACAGCATCTCTTTCTGATCGAACGTGACTTCTACGCTGCTGCCGTGACCATGTCCAACCACTTCGTCTAGCGCATTATCCAATATCTCGCGGAAAGCACAGTAGACCGCCGGCGTCCATGTCATCTCAACAGGTTTTAGGGCTTTGCCATCCCAGTTAACGATGGTTTGAGTGTGCGGGCTGCGGCTTCCAAGATACATCTCGGTGCGCAATCTATGGTGCTGATAGTCAGTCAGCTTTTGGATTTCGTTGCTTTGCGGTTTTTTCATCAGCTAGTTATAGCATTAACCAGTTGATTTCGCAAGAGCCTATTTTAATATTGCCACTTTGATATCCGATCGAGGATAATTTTGCCAATGATTTACTGGTGGTGCTATACCCAAACGCTGGCAAAGATGCCAGTTGTCAACTATATCAAAGTCAGTATCTGCGTTGGCTGCTGCGTTCAATATTTGGTTGTTTTGGTAATCTATGTGCCAAGCCATCTGTTTTAGATCGCTGTAATAGTTGTATTTTGGATAGGTGATATCAAAGTGTCCGCAGCGCACCCACCATCCAAGACAGGCATCGTTTGGACGATGTATCAACACCACCGGGCATTCTGGCCAGGTTTCACGCAAGAAATCTATCTGTGCTGCAAAAACGTGGCTCTTGATTATCTTTATACCGCCCAGGGCATGCCCTGCCCACGGTCTGTCAAATTCAGCCTCGCACATGCCTTTGCTGTTCTGATCAAGTTCTTCAAACCAGCTACCAAACTCCATGCCAGGATCAAAATAAGCACCAAGATGCATGAGATCTTGGGTACCAGACGCATCGTGATAGTAGGTTCTAGAATCACTGTAATCACCGCGATCAATATCATCGCTGTAATAGATGTTCTTGACCACGCTGCTCCACTTGCTGCCAGGGGCACCCGTTACAAAGATGTATTTCACTGATTGTCCTCATCGATACAATGCGGAGTTAGTATGTTGCGCACGTGATCATCTAACCAATATGGATCAGCGGCATGTATGTATTTCTCATTGGCATCGTCTTTTAGTATATCATCAATCTGCGGATCGTCCCAGCTCAAAGGGAAATCTAACCACGAGCTGAGGCTCTTGATGTATTCTCTGCGATACAGATACAGCAGTTCCTGGCTGATGAAGAATGGCGGCGTCTTCATCCATTTGATCAGCTGAGGCATGTTACCCCAGGTAGGACCGCCGCGCAACCTCGTCTGTTGATGAGTCAGAATGTTCTTGTCTCTGCCTATCACCACCGGCTGCGCGGTTATGCCTATGCTCTCTAACTTCTCCATGAACTCATAGATGGGCGGGACCTTGGGTAACCATTTTTCGATATAGGGATTGGATATGGAGGTAACGGCATACTGCTTGCCTCCCATGATATTCACATCTATCTTGTCGATGTTGTTCCAATACCAATTGAATGGTTCCTTGTAGTGTGGTATGAAGTAACCATCATCCTTGAGTGCTGCTTTCCAACCATGCACATCAGAGTGCATGCTGAATATCTTGCCAAACAAGTGATTACCGCTACCCTGAGGTCCAAAGAGCACTATCATCTTCATGCGTTGGATCTCATGCTTGACGAGGTGATGCTGCGGTGATTGCCAGCGCCAATGCGCCACTGCCAAACACAGCCAACATGGTGCCCAGCACTGCGATGTTCGCACCGCCACCAAAGTTCATGCCATAGACATAGGTAGTGAAGCCAACTAGATATGCTATCAACACGCCCCAGAACATGCCAGCCTCGTTGATCAACCGGTCATTCCACAAGCTAAACATCAGCGGGAACCACACAGTTGCTCTGAGGATGCCAAAGAACAGGAATATGGTAACCAGCGTCATGCCGGGCCAATTGGCCAGAACCAGACCAGCTACTAACAGCGCCAACATGCCCAGCTTGCTGAGCCGCACGCTGCTGGCATCATCTGTCTTGGCTGTCATTCCGTGTAGATCGTGACCAAATAGGTTGCCCATGCTGCTAAGCTGGCTGTCGAGCACGCTGACCAATCCTGCGAAAAGCATGAACATGAACAGCATGGCTGCCCAAGTCGGCAATAGGCTGCCAACTGTAAGCACGTTAACATAGCCCAGCAAAGGTGTTGGTATCTTGTACTGCAGACCCGCAGCAAGGAATCCCAGCACACCTGTTAGCAATGGTACCAACACGAATATGCAGGCCCCTCCCACGAAGGCCTTTACAACGCTGTCTTTGCGTATAGCGAACGCACGCTGATAGAAAGCATTGTCACCCCAAGGTGCGCCAAGGTGTCCAATAGCAGTGCTGAATCCTATGCCCATGAAAACACCCAGGGCAAAATCAGTACCAAATATAGCACGACCATTGCCTGTGATGCCGCCAAGTCCTTGCGACACGATATCAATGCCACCGGCTGTGTTCACCGCCCATGGTACCAAAACCAGCAATCCCAGTACCAACATGCTGAGCTTGAACATCTCTGTTATCACAGATGCTTTCAATCCACCGCGCAAGGTGTAGGTCAATGCTATAGCAGCTAATATCATGCTAACCAAATGATAGTCCATGCCTGTTAAAACTTCTACTGTCTTGCTGCCTGCTAGCACGTTGATAGCAAAGCTGCAGATGGCCAGCATACCCAGTTCTATCATGAACAATATCTGGACCCTCTTGCCGAATCGCTCTTTGAGATAACCGCTCACGGTGAATCCATCTGGTTTCCTGTCTCTCAACTGCTTGGCAAACCAACTGAACAGGATTAGGCTTAGGAAATTGCCAATGGTGAACCAAAACAAGCCCACTAGTCCATTCTGATAGGCCTGCTGTGCTGATATGAACATGCCGGGTGCCCACATCCAGGCTGCGCCCGTGCTCATGGCACCTTGTATCGCGGTCAGCTCCCGCCTAGCAACGAGGAATCCTTCCTTGGTAGTTGTATATCCGCTGGCAAACATATAGGTCAATGCGAATACCACAGCAGCATAGGCTGCTAGTATGGCCAGGCCTGTGCCAGGTTGGAACAGCGGGAATAATTTACTTAGATCCATCTTGAGTCCTTTCGATGTATGATTGTAGGATGGCACGTTCAGCTGGAGTTTCAGCCGCGCCATTCTTTATTCGTGACAGCCTATCCAGGTACTGCACCTGTCGGTTCTGCATGTCCGAAGTCACTGATCTGAAAAGATCGTGATCACATGTGGGCCATGCCATGGTAGTCTTTAGAGCATGCCCTAGCTGGTCGGGCGACCAATTAAGAATCTTCTTGACACTGAGAGATAAGATGCGCGGGTCATGCCGGTGATTCTGAGACAGGGTTGGGCTGTTAACATCCCTGCGCAACGCATCTATCAATTGCGCATCCTGCTGGATGTTCAACATGCCATACCATCTATCACGATCCATGGTAGATTCGTTACGCAGATAACAGACGTAGTGATCATCGGCATCTTCGCACTCGACGATGATCAGCTTGTCAAACGCCATCATCCAGTCCTGTATCTCTGTAACTGCGTGGTTTATGTCGCCAACTGGCCAGCCAGCAAACACTTTGGTATGCCAAGAGTTAATGTCCCATCTAGCTGTGTTCAAACCCTGCATGAAATCATCTGCGGATTTAATCTTACAGAAACTGGCATAGGCATGGCTGCTGCCATCAGGTAATAGAGGATCATCCATCACAGCTGGTTGATATCTCTTACGAACCAAAGAGAACCTCTCTGTTGCCCATGCTATGAAGCTGCCAAACGCACCGGGCCTGTAGGCTATACAAATGACTTGATTCATAGATTAAACTCTATCACTTGCTTGCGATCTGCTGCTGTGTTCAACAACCAACGAGTCTTATCTGTAACATAGCCGGTGATCTGTAGCATGGGCCTATCCCACCATCCCATGTTAGCCGTGCTGTGTGGCATGTCTTGCCATTCCCAGGTGATGCAGTCACCAGCACGCCAACCTGTGAAATTGGCATTGCCCAATTGGAATATCTGTCCCAGCTGCCAGTCTGCTAGCATGATGGCAAACCTGCGCATGATCTGTGGATTCTCATCGATCTCCGTGACCTTGAAGCTGTTTTCACGCTCCGGACGGGCAGCAAAATTATCAATATGAGTATGCAGCATCTGCCCACAGGTTTGGTTATGGAACTTGATCATGCTGTCTGTCATACCCAGGCATTCACTGATACGTTGGAACAATGCTATGTCCTCCGCAGCAGTCCTATGGAAAACTTCTGCTGCTGGATCAGCACCGGCTCTTATGAGATCTTGTTCTTCGGCGCTGGCACTGTAGAGCCCTTGTGCGGCGATGTCCTTGTTGAAGTTGTTGCGAGTACCCCAGGTGCTGACCTTGGCACGCGGCAAGCATTCTGCTATAGCAGCAGAAAAATCAGCTCGGAATCTACAGACATGAGTGTAACTGTCAATGCCAGGTTCTGCAGGTCGGTTCGTATCAAAGTGCCAACGGCTGCGGCTCTTGGTGAATTCCCATCTACTGCCTTGCCAATCTTCTGTTTTCGCATCTGACATGTTTTTTTCGCTCTATGCTGATATTTAAGTTATATAGTATACAAACCAAACACCAATGCGGAAAAATTACATGAACACTAAAATTTTTAATCATCTTGTAGAAAAATTACATGTTTCATTTAATTTGTCGCGCTGGGATGTTGTACGACGCAGCATAGCAGCAGACACAGTCATTTTAGCACTGCCGTGGACTCCCAAGAGATTAGAAAGGTTCAAGGATGATTTGACCAAGACCTTTGACATAGATGTGGATCTATCAGGTACCTTAGCAGACGTAGCGTTAGACATAGACAACAAATACGCAGCGAGATTCTGGGGAGGTGGCGTATGGCAACCTCGCACAGATGTCTACCAATATACTGGTTGGAACATCGTTGATGAGATCAACAAACGCAATCCAAAAGCAGTGCTAGATGTTGGCTGTGGTTACAACCAATTCAAACCGAGGATCAAGAATCTAGTTGGGATCGACAAGTTCAATAACAGTGCCGACTACATGGTAGACATCTTGGAATACACAGTAGAGCCCAACAGCTATGACGCAGTGATCGTTTTCGGTAGCATCAACTTTGGTGATTACCAAGACATGAGCATTAGATACAAGAAGGTATTCGAATTGCTGGCCCCAGGTGGTAGGATCTATGTTCGCGCGAACCCGGGACATACTCATAAGAACGGTCCATGGATAGATATCTTCCCATGGAGCTTTGAGTACGCCCATAAGATAGCAAGAGAAAATCAAGCAGAACTGGTTACTTTCAAGCAAGATAACGGTGAACGTTTATATTGGGTATACGAAAAGAAATAAAACCGCAACACTAGCGCCTGCTGTACCACCTTGCCTCGAGCTCAGTTGTCATTCTATAGGGTTGGCTGGCACGATAGTAATCAATGAACTGTTTGGCAAGTGCTAGAGCTGGCTCAAGTTCACAGAATTCAATCAAATCTAGATACTGACTTTGCCAGGCATCATTCTCGAATAACTCATCAGCATCCACAATATAGTCTGCGCCCTGCATCAGCGCGTGCTGTCTCATGATGTTTTCGCTGATGTATCTCATTTCTTGTTTCCAGTTTTTCCACACTGGAGAGAGATTTCTAGTTGCCATCCTGGCATCAAAGACAGTTGGCTTATGTTGTTCTCTCGTCCAATTCGTGGCATCAACACTGGGGGACTGCAGCAGATTCTTGATGAAGAAATATCTAATGCACTTGTTGATATCTCTGCGCAAATAAATGATCTTAGCGTTTGGGAATATCTTACGGAGATTATTAGTTGGCATGTGATCAGCTATGATCATCTTTTCAGTGTCTTGATAGTCAGACAGAGGTCCGTGGTTTTTCTTATAACAGGTGAGCAAAACCTCATGTATCTGTGCTACTACACTTCGAGGTAAGTCGTTGAAAATATAGTTTGGATCATCGTAGCCAAGATTATGTAATATCTTGTCGAATACGATAGGCTCCTGGTCGCCTGCTCCCAGCACGATGCTGTTCTTATCTGTCATGTGATGAGCAGCACCATCTTCTCGTACCGGAGACTTCCAAATCGACGGAACATCGGTGTTTCCGCCAAATGACAGCAAACGCCGCAGGGCACAGCCGCTGGCGCCGCTAATGAAATTGATAGCAATGATATTACTGCTGGTATAAAATGGTTTATGCACTTTTTTGCTCATGATTGATCAACAATAGAAGATCCCTTATGGTCGCAGGCCATTCATCACATTGCCAATGCTGTAGGCCAAAGTGCAGGCGCACAAGGTATTCGGCGACAACCTCATCAACCAAATCAAATTTCAATTGGTCAAATCTTATATGGTCATCCAACATGATCTGATTCTGTTCTAGATAATCATATCCTATGTATGCGCTTAGATCGTTTATGAAGCTTTGTTTTGGATCATGCATTTATATGCTTCAGTCTGCCGTTGGAGCAAGTGGTGGGTTTATTCTGTTTCCAAGGAAACCCACCGAAAACTCATTGAGATCAAGCCGCTAGGCGGATCTCAGATGCAACGTTGTTATCGTTTGCAGTTACTAATTTGGACTATCCGGTTACCCGGAGGCGTGCCTAACCTACTGACTCCTGCTACCCTTTACACGTCTGTCGATCCTAATTATGCCCCAACAAAAAGACTGCTTCATTGTGGTTGTATTATAACAGTATTTTTGGTGGAGCATGAGGGAATTGCACCCTCGTCCAGCCCGCTTATTATGATGCTATCAACATCAGCAGTATATTTATAGTGTGGTTTAAGAACTAGTCAAGAGCTTACGCTTAGTTCTTCCTAATCTGTAACCAGAATCTAGAAATTCTTTTTGTTTTTCAAGTGGCACATATCTATTTTTAATACCGTTGGTTACCCAACAATTATGCGGTATATGACCTTTTTTGCCACGAACCCAACCGAAAGGTATATCATCGTTGGCGTTGATTCGTTTTACTTCCTTAGTGGAAGGATTAGATATCCAGTATCTCCCGTATTGACTATTACCAGAACCTTTTTGGGATTCGCTAATTTTCTTCCGTCGTTCTGCTTGTTGTTCTTCGGTATAATGTATCCAACTATTATTATTCTTGTTAATATTGCGAGCTCGTTGTCTTACACACCATTGCCGATACCATTCTGTATTTTTTGCTTTCTGCTGTGCTATCCAAGCATTTGTCTTTTTTGCTCCTGCCTTAGCACCTCGCCGTGTGGATTCTAAATATGCTGCACTGCCGTTGTTCCAGTGATTCCAGCCGCCTATACCGCCAACACGTACATTATAGTTGTCCTTCAGTGCACAAAAAGATTCAGTAACTATTTCAGATTCTTTCATGTACATCTCTTCTGCCGTAGCGTATACAAATAGGATATCTTTTTTGAAATTTTCTATACCGTATTTCTTTTTGGCTCGGTTAAGCGCATGACCAGAACCCATGTAACTATCATCGATAGATTCTGTAGAATGAGCGCCTATATAGATCTTATTGTTTACAAGATTGGTAATCTTATAGATGATGTGAAACATAACACATTATTAAACAGCATCAATTCTCTGATAGTCAACTCTAGACCACTCAAAACCGCATTTAACGTCACAGAACCCAACGTTATGTTCGGCGTTGTGATACATAGGTGCCCAATATGCCCATCGGTCATTGCCGCCCTGGAATTGGTGTAATATGGCTTCAGTCGGTTTGCCACAATGGCTACAGGGTTGCCCCTGTGTCCACTGCATGGTCTTACCAGGCTCTGAGCTTGGCGGATATCTCAAAGCTTGAGCCCGCTGTTTTTGCTGGAAATAGCCAGTCCAGTTGTTTGGCTCAGGTAGCTGTTTTTAACGTTATCCTCAGTTGGTGCTATGAAGATAACATTGCTCAAGTTAACCTTTAGCTTGGTATCAATGCTTACTGTTAGCGCAAATCCGGGTACCATCTGTAGGCCCATGCGCTGTGTTGATGGATCCATGCTGATCTGCACTGATAACGGCTTGCTCACCGTGATGCTATCTGCGTCAGCGGCCACTATCTTTGCAATGACCTCTTCACCGCTTGACATCTTGATCGTGCAGATGTCATCCACTTTCCATGATTTCTCTAATAACATGATATTCGCTCCTGTTTAATACAGTGTAAGAGCTATAACGGCAAGCCACAAGATCAGCGAGTTGGAACTTTGTATCCGCGTGGTAGCGATTGGATTATTGGTTTATCAAATTCGGGTGGTACATCCCAGACTCTGCCCACGAACGCAATCCAGCGTGCGCTGCCAGCTTGGAAAGTGCACTGCGTCATGTTATGGCTTTGATTACCACCGGCTGCTTGATATACCTGCTTCTGCAGATCAACACCTCTGATGAAAGTCACGTGGTGGTTGCCTCTGTCATCCAAGTGCACCACGAGATCATTACGACGCCACGTGCTTGGGTCATTGATAGGCAAGGCAGTGGCACCGCACTTAGCTACCCACGACGTACGATAGCTGTCAGCTGAGAACGTGACCAGTGCCTTGGCTCCAGCACCCTTGAGCAGCCAACCAGCGAATGCAGCGCACCATGGTGTGCTGTCACCCGGACTTAGGCGCTGTGCTGCTGCCACTCCACCATTCTGAGCATAACAACCGAGGATGTTTTGGTTGTTACCGTTGGCTTTCCATGCACCGCCAGCTGCTTCCTGCAGACATTGATTTAGTAGATTTTCCACTCTGCCAAACACACTGTCGCCAGATGCCACTGGGACACCAGCTGCTGCGTCTGGATTACCGCCGAGATCGTTCGGATCGCTGGTATTAGGACCGGGAGGATTACCCTGATCCATCTTTGTCACACCGATGCTGCCACCGTCCACGTTATCAATCTCAGTAGGATCTGCTTGTGAAACCGCAGCGCTGGCTTTGTAATTGTTGATCTGTTCTACGCTAGGCGCATAGTTTTGTAGAGGAGGTGGTGGTGGTATGTTGAGCGAACTTAGAACGCTATTGCCCAGCTGCGGCGCGTTCCACAACGCTACCTGCTGATAGTTTACGAAAACGGTCGGGCTGCTGTATACGTCGACGACGCCAGCGTCGAAGACATCTAGAGCTTGTGGTACACTGGCTTTGATGTATGGCATTGGCGTATCCTATGTTAGATACTTACCACAGTTTTTCAACCAAGTTTAGCTCTTAATGCTTTCAGACCGACCACAGTCTCACCATCTATAATGGTTACAGGCTTGGCCTTCCAACCAGGGGCTGCTGTGTCAGCTTGTTCTTTGGTCACCACTGACTGGTGAGAAGCCAATCTGCTGGTACGAGAGCTGTCATCTGTGATTATGTTTTCGCTGTAAGTGATGTTCTTGCTGGCTAGCAGAGCGGTGGCCTTCTTTGACCACGGATCATTTGGCTTGGTGTAAATCGTAACGTTGCTGGACATTTTATTCTCCTCGATCTGCGAAGTATTTAACCAAATCGTCGTGACCGCCAATGTGTTGGCCGTCCAGCCATATCTGCGGAACAGTCTTGGCCGCCGGTGCGATCTCTAGCAGTGCCTCGCGAGTAGTCCACGCTTGGTTTTCCTTGAGAGTCCTAGCATCAGGTTTTGGCAGTGCTATGATCTTCTCGTCATAGGTGATGCCCTTCTTATCAAACAGTGCCTTGGCGCGTGTGCAGAATGGGCAGTTATCCTTGGTATATATGACAGCGTGCATTTCTAAATCTCCCTGATTATTTATTGGTGTGTTTTACGTGTGTCAGCGTGCCATCGGCTGCCTGATTGATCCACACGGCTCCATCTGGTATTGGCCATCCGGCGTGTTGATAGTGCCAGGCCCATTTCGTTACATACACAACCGTTGGCTGTTCGCAGCGAACCAAGGCAAGACCACTGGACATGACTGCGTTGGCAAAATGCCTGTCGCTCCACAGGCGTTGACCAGGTTCAACTATCCAACCTGCCATCGAAGGCAATGATTTACGTGTTAAGAACCAGCTGTTGGTATCTATCATGTTCTCACCATTGCTCTCGATGGTGTCAACATACATTTCACGATCGTCTTGGCTGTGGATAACGCGAGTAGCTACTACACCGTCTGCTCGGCTCTGCTCCAGCACGCTTACCATGGTCTCGACATGATTTGGTTTGAGATAGTTGTCAGCGTCTATGAAACCTATGGCATCATAGCCCTGGCTGAAGGCGCTTAGTGCCAACATAGCCCGCGGAGTAGCACCAGCATCTGCATGAGCCAGAGGCAGCTTGTAATGATCCACATCCAGCTTGTCTACCATGGGATGTGGATTGCCGTCGCTGACCATGATATGTCGCATATTGCC